TCTTCCTTGACCTTTGTACTTCTTTTGATAGTTTTTAGAAGATTTTAATTTAGAAGATTTTGTTTTTGAATGTATATTTGGTCTTGAAATATTAGTTTCTACTCTTAAAGAAACAACAGTTTGCTTCGCCATATAATATAAATTAAAATTAAAATTATTGTTGGAATAAAATATAAAAAATAATTAGCTTTTTTATCTATTTCTTTTTTCTTTTCTTTTATCTCAACCTTTGTAGTTTGTTTTTTATCTTCGATTTTAGATACTTTTATATCTTGTACTTGTATAGTGTTATCTTTTGTCTTTTTATAGCTTAAAACAACGTTTCTGTACGTTATTCCATTAACTACAATATCTTTGCAGGTATCTAATGGACTAATAGTAAACTCATCAGTTATAATGTCGTTTTTAGTTTCAATCTTTATATCTTCTTTCGTCACTATTTTTGAATTAATTGTGACTAAACTATCCTTCTTAACTTCTTCTATAATTACTTTACGTGTACCGCAAGATAATAACATTGTAATTACAATAGTAGCTAATAAAACAGATACGTAAAATTTAATAACTCCTTTATTCTTTGAAATAATTGTCTGCTTCATAAATTCGTCTTTTAGTTAAACCTGCTAATTTTTTAGTTCCAACTTTATCCCATCTTAAAAATTGTGTTCTTATATCAGGGTCATTATGATTTGCGTTTACTCTTTTTAAAAGTGTACTATTCATAAAATTAGCTACACCAACATTATAAGCAAATGATACCAAAGAATTAAATTGATTTTGATTTAATGGAGATGTAACACATTTAGAAACTCTTTTAGCAAATTTATCAGCAATGTCTTTAAATATATTAAATGCTTCTGCTCTTGTAATTTCTTTATCCACCATAGTAACTTTTTTACCATCTGAATAAAATGTATTACCATAACCAATAGTGGCTAATTTTGCAGGACATAAATACGGCTTAGCACTAAATCCTTCAAACTCACAAATCAATAGATACCCTTTGTTATCTAACTTCATTTTGATAATATTTTTACAATTGTTCCAACTAATCCAGCAGTTAATAAACCAGCAATAAATTTTAATTGACCAATATAAACAGACTTTTTAGCCATATCTAATTCAATAAATTCTAACTTTTCTTTTAGTATTTCTATATCGTGTTTAATAGCATCAATATCAGATATAACACCTTTATTACCATTTACTTTAGAACCAATAAGAGCAGAAGAAATATATTGTAAATCTTCTTTTATAAGGCGAAGGTGTTGTTCCATTCGGTCAAGTCTTTCTTTTTCTGGGTATTCCATTTTAACCTTTAATTTTTGCAACTATATCCGTAAATCCTTGAATGCTTACATAAGCAGTAGCTATTACTACCCAATCTTGAGAAGTTAAATCTCCTGCAAATAAACCACAACAAGCTATAACAAAAACCATTAGCTTACGTGATATAATTTTGTTTAATATTTTATCTATATTATTCATAAATCAAATATTGATGTTTTTCTGGAATCTCATCTTCTGAAATCTCAAATAAAGTTGGATTATCAACTATTGATGGATGTTGTTCTAATGGCTCATTTGCAATTACTACTGTGTAACTATCTGTTCCTACTGAATTAATTTGTCTTATATGTCTCATTATACAAAATATTTAATTGTTGCGTATGCGTATCTCCAAGCTCCAGTTGTTGTTCTATATACTATTACTTCATAAACATTTGGTGAAGTAGATTTTAAACGTAAAGCACAAATAGGAAAATTAAGAGTAGGAAGAGTTTTACTCGCTGTGATATTACCAACTCCATAATTTATAACATCTAAAGCCGTTGTTACAGAAACTGGCAATGCTGGAGTTGGAGCAGTAGAAGGTAATTCAAAAGCTACTGATTGTAATGTAGCTGCACCCGCAATGCCATAAGATAAATTTACAGTTAATGTAACTAAATTTCCAATTTGTGAAATAGAATAAGTATGTTGAGTTGATGTAGTTGGAGCAGAACCTCCAGACCATACAATAGTTCCAGAATATGTTTGATTTGTTAAATTTAAAAATGTTTTTTCTGTTGGTGTTGCACTTGCATTTGTGTTATTTGCTAACATTGTATTTGCAGATTGAGGTAAACTCCCTACCACTAAATCTCCACTACCTAATAAACTATTTCCATTAATAGATTTTATGTTTACGGTATTTACAAGTGTGTTTTGTTTTGATGCATCTAATCCACTATATTGAGAGTTTGTAGCATTGTCTCCAGTATTTGTTCCGCTTAAAGTAGTAATGCCTAATTTAGACCTAATTAATGTTGCAGTTAATTCTTTATTTTTCCAAAGTTGAGTTGCACTTTCATATTGCAAAAAATCTTCATTTGCTTCGCTTGTTATATATACATTGTGTAGTTCGTCAAGTTCGTAACCGTTATCTACCTTTACAAATATAGTTCCATTATTTACGTGAGAATAAATAACATATCCAATTATAATTAAATGATTTGGTGCAGTTGGTTTAACTTTTGTTACATTACCAGCAGTTGTAGGTGATAAATATAACACATCACCATCTACCCAAGTTTCACCCTGTAAAGAACCTGTTGTATTAATACCTCTAACTATTCCACTTGTAGTTACAAATCCTTCTGCATTATTTGCTATTGTTTCGGTAACTAATCCAATAGTTTCAGAACTTAAAACATCATTTGTAGCTTGTGCTAAATCAACTTTCATTCTTTGACCTTGCGCACCTGTTATTCTTACCGCTTGGTAATTGGCTTCTAATAATGATATATTTGTAGCAGTTTTATTAACTACTCTTACAACTTGCTCTTGCCCTATTTGCAAAGTAACATTGCCACCTTTTAATTTTAAATCTAATGTGCCATCTGTATCATTGTAATACAACGAACCAGCAGCAGTAGGTATATTAGTAGGTGTATTGTCAAATTCTAAATTACCTGTTAATAATCCAAATTCGCCTAAATTTACATCAGAAGTTGCTCCTGTGTATGGTATTCCTGCCGTTGCTCCCGCTGCTATTCCTGCTAATTTAGTTTTTTCAGCACTTGTATAATCATTTAAAGTACCTCCTGCTAAAGTACCATTACCCAAAGGAACCGTTGCATCTGTACCTTTATCACTATTTATAGTAAAATTAGTAGATGTTTGTGTAGTAGTTAAATTGGTTTGTCCTTCAGTACCTAAAGAAGTAGAACCATCAGCCATTAAATACTGAATATTAGTACCACCTGTTTTTATAAATGAATTGGCTCTTAAATTATTGGTAGTAATTGCACCAATATCTGTAACAGATTGTAAATCTTGACCATTAACACCTACGGGAACTTGTCTATTAATATTTACAGTTGTTAAATTTGGATTAACAGTTATTGCAACTGTTTCAACTGTTTCAGCTACATTTATATTTACAATGTCGTTTGCCATTATCGAGTTACATCATTAGTTATTGAAAAGTTTCCACTTATATAAGTTTTAACAGTACCATCTGCTTTAATTAATTCAATGTCGTATATATAATTTGCAGCATCTAAATTTATTATTTGTTTATTAATTCTAAATAAACCACCTGCAGCATTTGTAATCGTTATACCCGCACTTGCAACCGATGTTAAAGATAAAAATATTACACCACCATATTCTTTTCTTAATTGCATACGTAATGTACATCCAGTTAAGTTTAAAACTACTGAATTTAGAATCATTGCGAAATTAACCGCTTCAAATGTATCTCCTTTTATATGTGTAAAATCTAAAGCCATTATTTGTCTTTATTTAGTTTGTTTAAAAATACCTCTAACTTTTTTACGTTAGTTTCTTTTGGCTTGTATGTTTCTTTTATAGTACCCATCCTGTAAAATTTGCATCTTTATCCGGATAAACATCAGCATTTGAATTTAGATAATATTCAGGGAATAAAGTTTGATTAAAACTCATATAGTCTATAAAGCTATTTGTATAACTTTGTGCAACATCTCTTTCTTTTTCAATTAAAAAGTCTATTTCAGATTTTTCAACCGTAGAACTGTTTTCAGAATTATGCTTGAATACTCCTTTATTTGATACTTTATAAGCAGCGTAAGGCAAAAACTCTACCATTGCCCAATGTATTACCATTGGCTTAATATATTTGCTTAAAAGTGTTGTATATGGAGCAGCTAAATTACCTGCAACAATACCATCATTAATTTTGTCATATAGTTTAGTTCCTAAATAATTTTGAATGTGTAATTGTTGTGCTTGATAAATATATTGTGTGTATATATCAGGGTCTAAATTACCATTTAAGTTAGTGAATTTAACTATATCATTTGTGCTTATAAAAAGTCCTTGTGCCATATCTTAATTAGTTTGTATATCCCATTTTATTCCAATACTCTTGTGTGTAACCTTTTGTGGGCATATCACTTGGCTTCATAGATACTTCTTTTTCATTACGTATTCTATATCCATATTTTTCAGCTATTGCATTGCTTAATGGTTTTGCTTTTGGACTTGTTGGGTCTATTTTTACACCATCTAAATTAGCGTAAGTTCTACGTAACCATTTATGTTCACATCTTGCACCACCTTTATATAACCAAATAGAATATGTATCAGCACCTTTAACACCAAAACCAGCATTTACAACTTGCCCACCCATAGAAATAATATCTTCTTTTCTATAAACTTTATCAGCATTTACCATTTTATTGCAAAATTCTCTTTGTCCTGATAAATTTCCACTATAAACGTATCTTGTAATGAAGTTTACACCATCAACTACTTTATCTTGTTCTGATTTAATATTTGGTCTTGCAACTCCTGTAGTTACAAAGTTCCACATTTTAGATAATGTACTTTGTTTTTTAGAATTTATGTTTTGTATTTCTAAATCTAATTCATCTTCAGTATCATAATCAACTTCTGTTTCGTCAATTATTAACCATTCTTCGCCTAATGTTTCTCCTTTTTCAATTAATAAATCTGCAATAGAATCATTTGATAAATTATGTGAACACATTTTAACACCTGTTTCTTCTTCCATTGTTTCAGCATCCATTCCTGATACATCAATAAATTCTAAAGGTTGTATTGTTTTGAAATATAACTTTAATGATATATTGTTAATAGCTAAAATAACGTCTAAGGCTTCAATTATTTCTAATTGATATGGTTTTATTACTATATTGTCAAATAATAGCGTAGCAGTCTTTATTTCGTCTGCATTGTTGCCTAATCCACCATCACCTGTTCTAATTCCTAATAACATTGGAGAAGTAACTCTATGTCCTACAATTAACTTTTCAAAACATTCTTTACTTAAATATTCATAATGTGCAGGAGCATCATTTAAAGGTAAATCTTCTACAGTTGTTTTTGATTCAGCATTAGCATTAAAAGCTACAATTACTTTTTCACCTCTTGCACCTGTTAGTTTTCCAAGTACTTCACGTTTCAATTTATCCCTCATTTCTTCTGTAGGGATGCCATTATTGAAATTAATTACTTTTGTTCCACTAAATCCGTTTTGACAATCATTAATTTGATAGTCTGCTATGTTTTCCTCAAGTAAAGCATAAGGTAAAGCACCAGAATAATCTATTGGACTATAATAATCAAATCCACTTACATAAGGTTTA